TAATCCCTTGCTTTGTACCATAGAATTCTATGACGAAGCATTCGCTCGGTGGGATGGATCCACTGGTCATCATTTACCTCTCAAAGACGAGTGGGTTTTGAGCCGAGCGAACTTATTATTAAATGCAAAAATAGAAGGATATGGTACCACTATATGAAAAAAGAAAAAACCCCACCACCATCTAAGAAACTTAGATATCACGTGAAGAGGAAAGGTAAAGTCTTTCTGGTAATGGAAAATGGTGGAGACATAAACAATAAAGTTGTTGTTGAATGCTCCACGAAAAAAGAAGCATATGCGATTTCAAAAACGCAGAGTTCTACTCAGCAGTGGCAACACAATGGTGGAGTTCCTATGTTTTTGTGTTCAGCAAATCAGATAAGTTAATGAGTTATATCGTACCACATAAAAAAATCTATTATATTCATATCCCTAAAGCTGGAGGGACTAGCGAGTACTTTAATCTAATTGATACCTTTGGTACAAGTAAAGTACAAGAAGTCCCTGAAGGAAAGCACAGCCCATATAACAGGCGATATGAAAGCTATGGTACGAAGTATGCACATGTTAGAAACCCACATAATAGAATGCTCTCTATGTTTCTGTTCCATCATGAATTACAGTTTATGTTAGATAAATATATAAGTACAGAACGACAAGAGTTTATGAAGAAACATCACAAGCTAAGAATTAGTAGAGATGCAACTAAAATTAATACAGAGCAAACTCCATTTGATAGAATGATGGAAACTAAGGGACAGATGTTTACACAAATAACAACTCCTGAAAATTATATTATGTGGTTAGAAGTTGTTGGTAAAGCAAATAAGATGATGGATAGTCAATTTGCTTATAGACCATATTTACAGCAGAATTTATATTTGAATGATGATGTGTCAGTTAGAAAAATAGAAGATGAAGAAACGCATGAGAATATTACTACCAAACCTGATGATTATAAAGAAAGAGATTATCTAGATGCTGGCAAAGATTTGGTCGAGATATATTATAAAGAAGATTTTGATAAATTTGGATATGAAAATGTTTAAATTTTATTTAGAAATTATTACTTGCTTTTTTATTATAGCAGGTGTAATAAAACACTACCATTAATTAAAACAAAAAAAAGGAGAATACATTATGGGAAAACACTTGAAAACTTCTATGGATGAAAAGGTTATTGATTATCTTGCCATCGAACTATGGAGAATAGATCCAAATAATAAAGTGCTACATAAATTCATGAGCATGCAGAATGAAGAAGGATTTCATATTAAAAAGACTATAAATGAATATGATAAAACTAAGACAATGCCAGAGAAATATAACACAGATGGGACCTGGAAATCACCAAATGGGCAGATTTCATTTGAAGAATTTTTGGCTGAATAGTTAAAAAAGTTATAAGTCCTTGATTTCATATAACAAAATAGCCTAAAAAAAAGTGAGAAATGTCTTTACTTTTGGGTGTAATTGTAGTAAGATAGGTACTATAAAGAATAAAAAACTTTATAAAATTGATAAATTAACAACGTGAGGTATATATTATGACAAACTTATCAAAAGAAACTCTGTTCTTAGAAAAGGCATACGAGCTTTTTCCAGAGGTAGCTGAAAGTCAGCAAATGACTCAGGCTCAAATCTTAGCTGTCCGTAAGGCAGGTATTAGAGTCCCAGGCAGTGCTTGGGAAAATCGTGTAGCTGGGGCAACTCCTGCACTTTATATTATCCCTGGAGGTAGTATAACAAAACCAGTCCGAGAAACTACTGAAGCAGTTGCAACTCAAAAAGTTGTTCCACTAAAATCTTCAGCAGTATCTTCTACTGTAGATAAAAATGCTTTGGTTCCAGAAGTGGATTCAAACTATGTTCCTTTCGGGAACTATCAAGATCTAAATCATATTGTTAAATCTAATATGTTTTATCCTTCATACATTGCTGGTCCAACTGGTAATGGTAAATCAACAACTATTGAGCAAATCTGTGCTAAGCAGAAGAAACCTCTTATTCGTGTAAACTTAAACACGATGACTGATGAAGATCAGTTGATTGGTTCTAAGACTCTAGTTGATGGTAATGTTGAGATCGTAGAAGGTCCAGTGGTTATCGCCATGAGATTTGGTATCCCACTACTTCTTGATGAGATCGATGCTGGTGGAGCAAATACTCTACTTTGCTTACAACCTATCCTTGAGGGCAAACCATTTTATTTCAAATTAAAAAATGAAATCATTGTTCCTGCTAAAGGATTTAATATCTTTGCTACTGCTAATACTAAAGGTAAAGGCTCTGATGATGGTAGATATATTGGTACTAATGTTCTTAATGAAGCATTCCTTGAAAGGTTTGCTGTGACATTCAACCAACCATATCCTACTCAAAAAATTGAGTTGAAGATTGTTCAAAATCTTCTTAACCATTATGAGTGTAAAGATAGTGGGGACTTTGCTTCTAACTTAGTTAAATGGGCAGAAGTTGTTCGTAAGACTTTTGATGATGGTGGTTGTGATGAGAATATCACTACTCGTAGATTGACTCACATTGTGAGAGCTTTCTCGATCTTTAAGAAAGAAGCCAAAGCGATAGAGCTTTGCTTGAATAGATTTGATGAAGTCACTAAGATGGCTTTCTTAGATCTTTATAATAAGATTGCTAGTGGGGAGGAAGAAGTTGCTTCCCCTAGCGAGGAAGATACTACTAGAAACCCATTTAGTGAAGGAGAACAATCATAATGGAATTAACTTCATATGAAAACCTAACAAAGTTTCAAAGACGATGGGTAGATAACATGATCGACATCTACCCAGATCTTTCTTCTGGTGGTGCTATTACTCTAGAGCAATGTACTGAAGGAATTACTAAGTTAAAAGCAAAACATGATAAGGATCCATCGTTCCCTAAAATCGGAACACCAAACTGGAACTATAAGATTAACAAGATCGATAAAGGTATCTATTTCTTCCCTGCTCCTGGAGCAGATGCTGAGATGGCTATTCGTGAATCGGAAGATATAAGAATCTCTCGTCTACCCAAGCCCAAGTTTGTCATAGAAAATGACGAGGATGCTGATTTTGTTAAGGAACTGCTGGAGTATGGTATTGAGATTGAAACAACTACTGTTAAATCCGATGCAATTCCAGACTTGCGATATTCATCTTCTATTGACTGACGATAGCTGATGATAGAGTGGATAGGAATGCCATCTCCTGTCCACTCGTTTTCATTTTCACAACTTTACTTTTAAGTTTTTTTAATATAGAATGATACTATGAATAAAAATGAAATACATTATAAATTTTCAGAGGATGAACTCATCGCTGAATTTAAACAATATATTGATAAGACCTATGGTGGTCACTACTCTAAAAATTCATTTCAAGCAAGTGAATTTATTATTGATAATGGTCATGGTATGGGATTTTTTATGGGCAATGTTTTGAAGTATGCCCAAAGGTATGGAAAGAAAGATGGATATAATCGATCTGACATATTTAAAATACTTCACTATGCGTTGATGGCTCTCCATCAACATGACTTAACCAACAAGGAGAAATAATCGTTATGAAACTTTCGAAAGAAACATTGAGCGTCCTTAAGAACTTTGCCACTATTAATGGCAATATTCTTATTAAAGCTGGGGATAGACTATCAACTATCTCAGCACAAAAAAATGTTATGGCATCTACTACTGTTAAAGAACACTTTGACAGCGAGTTTGGTATCTATGACTTGAACGAGTTTTTAGGAGTGTACAGTTTATTTGCTGACGATCCAGAACTTAATTTTGATGAGAAGTTTGTCACTGTGGCAAATGGTAAATCTAAAGTAAAGTATTATGCAGCAGATGCATCGGTACTAGCATCCCCAACTAAAGATGCTTTGCCTGTTGATGAAGATGTTAAATTCGATCTTCCTCGTAGCATGTATGATATGATTATGAAGACTTCGTCAGTATTAAGATCTAATGATATCAGTATCATTGGTGCGGATGGTAAGTTGACTGTTGTTGTGGCTGATAAGAAGAATGCTACTTCTAACTCTTGGGATGCAATCCTTGGCGATACTGATAAGAATTTTAAAGTTAATTTCAGGATTGATAATTTTAAGATGTTAGATGGTGATTACGAAGTGACTATTTCTAAGAAAAGAATTTCTAAGTTTGCTTCTAAGATGAATGACCTTACATATTTCATCGCAGTTGAAGCTGACTCTACATTCGACTTTTAATTATTAAAATGGAATTTATATTATGCAAGACCAATTTATTTGGGTTGAGAAATATCGACCTAACACTATTGACGAATGTGTCCTTCCCCAAAATTTAAAGGATACATTTAAAGAGTTTGTTGCTAGTGGGCAACTGCCGAACTTTCTGTTCTGTGGTACTGCTGGAGTGGGTAAGACTACTGTAGCGAAAGCCCTCTGCAATGAAATCGGTGCTGAGTATCTGTTCATCAATGGTTCTGAGGAATCTGGCATTGATGTGATACGAACTAAAATCAAAAACTTTGCTTCGTCTGTTTCCCTGACAGACTCAAAGAAAATTGTTATTCTTGATGAAGCAGATTATCTGAATCCGAACAGTACTCAGCCAGCATTGAGAGCATTCATTGAAGAGTTCTCAAACAACTGCCGATTTATATTTACCTGTAATTTTAAGAACAGGATTATCGAGCCACTTCATTCTAGGTGTGCTGTTATTGAATTTAGAACTGATGGTAAAGATAAACCACAAGTTGCCACTGCCTTTTATAAAAGGGTTGAGTGGATTCTTAATGGCGAGGGCATCAAGTTTGAGCCAAAGGCTGTTCTAGAACTTATTCAAAAACACTTCCCTGACTTCCGAAGAGTCTTAAATGAATTACAAAGATATTCTGTATCTGGTAATATAGATTCTGGTGTAATGATCAATGTAAGTGAGGAGTCTTGGAATAATCTATTCTTATTACTTAAAGACAAGAACTTTAAAGAAGTTCGCAAGTGGGTCACTAAAAATAGTGATATTGAAACCACCCAATTATTTTCTGATTTATTCAACAATGCTAATGTTAAATTAAAACCTGACTCAGTACCACAACTGGTATTGATCTTGGCAGACTATCAATACAAAGCAGCATTTGTCGCTGACCATGAACTCAATAAAATGGCAGCACTTACAGAGATAATGGCATCCTGTAAGTTTCAATAATGGCAAATCCATTCTTATATATAAATAATATCACCAACGACAAGAAGGATCTATTTAAAGATAATCCTCTTGCCGAGAAAGATTATGCATCCTTTATAGTCAATCGTGGTCTAGGATATTATCCTGATACTATTATGCAGTCGAATATGATGAATCGATACCATGATATCCCAAAGTCTTGGCAATACTATTTTTTACTAAATACTATCACAAAGGCAAAAAGGTTTTCGAAGTGGCATAAGCAAGATAAGCAGACCGAGTCCTTAAAGCTGGTAATGGAATATTATAATTATTCTCCAGAAAAGGCTCGTCAGGTAATGGATATATTAACAACTGACCAGATGAGCATAATTGAGCAAAAATTAAATAAAGGTGGTAAAAAATAATGTCAGTTGAAATGATACATTACGATTGGTCTCCAGAGTCGATGTTAGAAGTCACTCTGCCTGAACCAGACAATTTCTTGAAAGTGAGAGAAACATTAACTCGTATCGGGATATCTTCTCGTACAGAAAACAAACTATTCCAATCTTGTCATATATTGCACAAGCAAGGAAAATACTTTATCGTACACTTCAAAGAACTATTTGCCCTAGATGGCAAAGAATCTAATATCGCTAATAACGATATTGAAAGAAGAAACACAATCGCAGTATTACTGCAAGATTGGGAACTCTTGAAGATAGTTAAGATTGAGCAAGCAGAGCCAAAGGCATCCTTGTCTCAAATTAAAGTATTATCGCATAAAGATAAATCTTCTTGGGAATTAGTGCCTAAATATAATATTGGGAAGAAAAAATAAGGAGAGTAAATGGCTGACGCAAAAATTAGTGAATTACCAGTTCTATCATCGCCAGAAAGCATTGACAAATTATTGGTTGTTGATACATCTGAATCTACTACAAAACATATTACATACGGAAATCTAGTTTCTGCATTACAAGGTGCTAATGTTAATTTATCTGCACTTGGTGATGTTGATGTCACTGGAGTTTCTAATGGGCAAGTATTAAAATACAATGCTTCTGCTAGTGAATGGCAACCTGGAAGTGACACAGCTGGTATCTTATATACTGACTTATCAGCGATCAATGCTAGTGCTACTGGTGCTGGTGCATTATCATTTAATAATGTCACAGGTGTATTTACCAATACTCCTCCCGACCTATCAACTTTCATAACAGCATCATCTTCTGATACTCT